GCCCTTGGAATCGGAAATTTTCATTCCAAATGCTGAGAAGATTTGGTCACTGAGTTCCTCTAGGTTAAAACCCGTCATTGATGAGTACACGCCATCGTCACCAAGAACAGTACCTTTATCCGCAAATGTAAACATTAGCAGTAATTGACAGAGCGAATCCACAGCGTTAGTCAACGCTGTTCCAGACGTCATACCTCCAAGTCTGCCGTGTATGACTCCTTCTGGAGTGACTAGACCTACTGTTAACAGGCTATCTTCCAGCCAATCAATCTGTTGCTTAGCCGATCCAACGAACCAGTACCTCAACAATTCAAACGCTAAATGGATCAACACACTCGGAAGTGTTTTATCAAACCCACTAAAATCGATCGAAAGTATCGGAGTATGAGCGCTGTCGATTAGAGCAGTCACCGCCCGATCTATATTGGACACTTCATTCCACGCGGCGAATTCAAAACGTGAACGTAGTTTATCCAAAAGGGGCACCTGAATACTCAAACCAACCACGGTGTCCAAATGGTCCATCATCCAAACTACCCTCTGTTTGGGTTCAACTGTACCATTGGGTTGACCTCTCCAACCAAGAACACTTGGGTACAGTGACTGGCTGTACTTCGATGCTCTCAATTCCTGGGCACGTCGTAAGTAATCTCGTGAGAATTCCTTCTGTCGGGTGAACCATGGCAAACCAAGGTTCGAGTCTTTCGGCATAGCACCATATGCAGCAGCAAAATCAATAGGCACAACTGAATGCTTGGGTATCCAACGACTAATCCTGTCGAAAGAACGCGTTAAAGGAGGTCCAGGAACAGGTTCTTGATTAAAGTATTCCGTAACCCCCTCCCTTCTAGCCTCGTAAGGTAAACGAATACTAAAAGGTCCAAACTTCTTGGCTTCATCGTCTTCCAGTTCGTTGAATTCGTCGATACTGCTGTAAGCTATGTTCTTAGCGTACCAAGCTCCGTAATCCAGCTCAGCACCCCTCCATTGGTCAGGAAGAAATGGAGTAACTAAGTTAACACTGCTACCGCTTTCAACAGTACCTAAGAATGCCTTGAGTCTCCGCCAGCCATCTAATGGTAAAGTGGCCTGAAGAGAACTAAGAGATTCGATTTCCATACATCCCTCAAGAAAAGCTGATATACCAACTCCATTACAATCTGATGCGTTTAATCAGCAGAACCATTACGATCACGAATAAGATGAAAAGCTTGATAAGCTAAAGATTGTGCATCCTCAGATAAGTCATCATTCATTGACATCGTCTGAAGAGCATCAACTCCATCTTGTCCTTGAGAAAGAGCAAGT